CATAGCTAGAAGAATGAACGGTCTTTCTAAACTTGTACCTCCGATGCGTGATATATTTGGTGATGTACAGACAAGAGGATTTAAGCAAAGGAAAGTAGGAGGTTTAGCTTTATTGTCTCCTTTTGGTGTGTTTACTCAGAAAGGTTCTGTAGATAAGTATGTAGACATTGACGCTGAGACTGGATTTAGAACTCTTAACATTCCTAAGATAACAAAAGCAAGTGTAAGAAAAGAAATTGCTAAAGACGGTAGAACAAAAATAACACCTGAAGTTTTAGAAGATGCGTATCAAGCTAAGATAAGTGAAGCTGCTGCTGCTGTTATAGTAGAACTAGGAGGTACTCACCACTTTAACGGAGGTACTTCTAAATGGGAAGGTATGGACTTAGAAGAAATCATACATCCTGAGACACAACAAAATGCTTTTGATAGATGGCAGGAATTAACCACTCAAGTTAAACTAACCACAAAAGGAAAACCTTCTAAAACAGGTAAAACTTTAAAAGAGATGATTGTTACTATTTCTAGTCAAACGGACTTTAAGAAAAGGGTAGCACCTAAAGGAGCTTTGCCTGAAAGGTTTGAACAAGAAGATAAGAGACTTGATGCTATACGATCTATTTTTAAAGGTTACAGAGATACTGCGAGATACCAACTCCTAGAAGAGTATCCGATACTTATGGAAGACATAGGAGCTAGAATAGAGTTACAAAAAGAATTAAGTAAACCTGCTGATACCCTAGAAGAACAAAGAGAATTAGAAAAGGCTTTACCTGGTACTGAGTTCCCTTTGGAGAGTTATAAGAAGACACAGCGTCCTTCTTTATTAGAAGAAAGATTACTGCCTTTCAGAAACTAGCTTGAACTTTTATCACAAACATACTAATAATATACTATGGCTATCACCTATCAAGAATACATAGCGACATCTGATCAAGTTGCTAACGGCTTTTCTTTTTCTTTTCCGTATCTATCTGATAACTCAGGTGTAGCACTTATTGATGTCTATGTACAAGGAGTAAAGCTTTCTCCCTCTGTTTTCACTATCTCCTCTTCAACTCCTAAGAAAATTGTTATATCAGTTACTGATATAGCGGTAGGTAATGAAGTAAGGATAGTGCGTAACAGTTCCACTCCTTCTCCACTTGTAGACTTTGTTAATGGATCGATACTCACAGAATCAGAGTTAGATCGTTCTTATCTTCACAACTATTATCTATCACAAGAAGCAGCGGAAGGTGCTGGTGGTGAGCAGTTAACGAAGAAGGGTACTGACCACTACGATGCTGACGGAGCTAAGATAACAGACCTAGGTGCTCCTACTGCTGATACTGATGCAGCTACGCAAGCGTCCGTTAAAGCGGAGATCAATGCGTTAACCCTTGCAGACCTTACAGGTAATTCACTCGATAAAGACCTCGATGTAAACGGCTACAGACTCATTGATGTTGGCAATCCACTTAACGCTACAGACGGAGTTAATAAACAGTATGTAACAGGCGTAGCCGATCAACTATCGCTTGGAACAGGTAACCCTCCAGGTGTATCAAACTTTACAGGTACAGGTTCACAAACAGATTTCGTCCTGACTTTTTCTTCCAATCATAGTAATTCATCCGCTTACCTAGTAACGCTTAATGGCGTTGTTCAAGACCCAGCCGATTACTCGCTTGTAGGTGGAACTAACGATATTCGTTTTACTACCGCTCCAGCTTTAGGTGTAGAGATCATCGTGATTGAACGGGGATACCGCAACGCATTCAGCGAGATTCCATCCGATTACGACTACGGTACTATCGCACCTTCGGCTCAGTTTAACTACGACTATGGTGTGGGACTAGCAACGCTTACAGCATTCGTTGATAACGGACTTGTATCAGGAACAATAACTAACTTTTTAGACTACGGCAGCAACTTCTACGAAAGCTTCGGTGTGGTCTTTTCATACGGGAATCTTATTTAATATATATGAGCAATACGCAACTTAGACTTCGCAGGGGCAATACTGCTGAACACGCAAACTTTACAGGAGCACAAGGCGAGTTGACCGTCGATACCGATAAGAACGCATTGGTGCTACATGACGGAGCTACTCAAGGTGGGATTCAAATGGCGAGGGATAATGTATTAAATCTTAAATATTACGGCGCTAAAGGTGACGGTGTAACCGACGATACTACCTCAATTCAAGCGGCTATTAGCGCGGGTGTTAATTTAATAGTGCCCGAAGGTATATATCTAATAAGTGCGTCTTTAACATTTCCTGATTCTATTTATGTAAAGTTTAATACAGATGCTTTCTTTAAACAAACATCAGGAACCTCCGTAATAAATTCAAAGATAATTGCAGATTCATTTCCTGTGTTACAAGGCGGTGGAAGTATTACTATTAATCCTATTGCATGGACGGTTGGTACTTCAGGAGATTATCAAGATATACAAACGGCGGTTGATAATGTACCTAATTACTTGTGGCAACGATACACCATTACTTTAGATGACGGTACATATGCTGAAGATGTAAGAATCGAGAATAAAACAGGTGCTTGTCACATTACTACGGGTGGTGAAAGAGCCGGTCTAATTATAGTAGGTACTACCAAAACAGGCACTATTGTTAAATCATTTTTAGTTATATCTTGTGGTGGAAGTGCTTTCTATCCGTTAATACAAAATTTAACTGTAAACGGTGTTAATACTATCACGAATGAAAGTTCTTCTATTGAGTTTTACGGTTGTCCTTCAGGGGCTGTTGCTTCGGTAAAATTTACAGCTTCCGCAGCTGATCGTTGTATTACTTCTTACGGTAGTAAAATTTCTGTAGAGGGCTGTGATTTTGGCACTAGCTTATATAACTACGCTTTTGTAACTAAACACGGCGGTGAGATATATTCACCTAATAGCCAAGCTTTAGGAGTCGGTACAGACCATACAGGTACATTAAATTCAGCGGTAGGTCGTGTAATTACAGGTAAGATAAACGCAGCTACTTTAGCCTCGGTTAAAAGCTCAGGAGTAAGTAAGCACGATGTAGTAGGATTAAGAAGTGGTTTTATTTACGACGCCTCTGAGAGAACTATATACGGGCCTAACCTGTTCAGTAAAAGTGTTTCTCATTATCATACGTTTTTTGAGAATGTTTCTAACTTTGAAAGCTATGTAACTGCTGGTTCTTCTGCAACCTATACAACATCACGAGGTGTTACATTAAATTCGATTACTAGCGGCACTTCTTCGCTTTGGATAAGAAGACTCGAAGGCGTAAGAGGGTACTCTACTGATGATGTTAAAACTTCTGAATTAATTGTAAGTTTGTTTTTAAATTCTATTACAGGTGATGGTAGCGTTGAATTAAGTAACTTTGGTTCAGTAGTAGAAGGTGGTTATGGAATTGAAATTACTGTAGCAAACGGAGCTAGAGGTTTTTACAATAACGCTGGAACTAAGACTTACACGTCTACTCTATTCAGTTATGCCGATCTTACAGCGAAACACATGATTGCTTATATATCTTGTGATTCTCAACGGAATATAGAGTTTGATTTAAGGAGAAATGTAGGGGCATACTACGAAGTACAAACTCAAAGATTAGACGGATCAAATGTAACCACAGTAAGTTCGAGTTTTGCTTTAGCTGTTACGGCTTTCGGTGGATCAACAGGAACTGCAAACGCTGTATTCAGCGAAGCTAGAAGCGGGAGACTATAATATGTACACAGAAGAACAACACGAGGCGATCAAAAAACTTAACGAATCTAAGGCTTATCTAAAAGAGACTGATTGGGTTGTGGTTAAGATTGCAGAGAAAGTTATTAACAACGAGGATACTTCAGTTTTAAAAAATCAATACCAAGACATACTTGATAAACGAGTAACTTTGAGAGCTGAGATAAATAATTTAGAATTACCGTAATTATAAAAACATATGAGTAACGTACAAGTACAACTTCGCAGAGGAACGACCGCCCAACACGCCGTTTATACGGGGCCACAAGGCGAGGTCACAGTAGACACCGATAAGAACGCCCTGGTGTTGCACGATGGAGCTACGGCTGGTGGTAAGGTTATATCTGTAGTTGATGTTAAAGGATACGGGGCTAAAGGCGATGGTGTTACCGACGATACAGATGCAATTCAAGACGCTATTGACGCTAACTCTTCTATTTACTTTCCTGAAGGTAATTATTTAATAAGCAATAGAAATACACTTACTTATAGATCGTCTGTAACTGTAAATGTAGGTCTTACCATTCCGTCGGATCGTACTTTAATATTTGCAGGTATAAACACAAAGTTTACTGTAGCTAATTCTACAAGAGCTGTAGTTTTTGCATCGAGTAGCCAGAGTAAGATTTCTTTAAAAGGTTCGTTTAGTATTGAGGGTAACGCTTCAAATCAAACAGACCCTGACCTTGTAGGCTTTGGTGTTTACTTATTGAATTGTTCAGACATCGAAATAGATACAATCCATGTAAACGAAACAAAAAGTAATACTCTACAAATTATGGGTTGTTCTGATGTTTCTATAAGACACATTCATTCTACAACTACAAGTACAGGAGGATCAGGAGGTGGTGGACCACAGTTTGAAGATTGTACTAAGGTAACAGCCAGTACATTTAGTGGGTATACATTCGATGATTTGGTATCTGTTATTTCACACGCAGTTACTATAAATGATTTTTCTCTTGGTGAAATTAATGGTGGTTCTGAAAATGCACGGGCATTATTCATGGGTTTGAGCGGTACAGCTACAGGTCAACATAGTATTTTTAATATTACAGCAACTGTTAATTCTTATGATTGTGGAGTAAATGGACTAACATCTGCTGTTGCTATCAATAACGGTGGAATCTATAGGAACATAAATGTAAGTGTGTTTGATCGTTCAAGTTATGCAGCTCTTAGAGTTACACCATACGATGCAACAAACCACGGAACATTGGAGGCTTGTAGTTTTAATGTAGTATCCCACAATTCTGATACTCACGCTGTTGACTTCACACATGACGACGATGTTAATACAGTAATTAAAAACAACAAACTGAACGCAATAGTTGTAAACCCTAATTACACCGATACTGCTTCATATTCTGCTATTAGAATACAGGGTGGTGACGCTTGGGATGTTCAAGCAAATGTTGATTATCCATCAGGGAAAACAAACGCAACGCACGCTATACAGTTAGGAGCTAGTGGGACATACAGAAAAGTAACAAACAGTATTTTAGGTGGTGTTGTGAACGGTGGTAAACCTAATGTCACTCTTACTTCTGCTGACAATATTAATTTAGATAATCTTATCTGTGTAAATACAGAAGATGCAAACGATATAAGTATCGATCTGACAGCTGACGCATCAAATACAAGGGTTAGTTCATTATCAAGAGACGGTGAAATAAACGATGCTGGTACAGGCACTCAAAGAAGTATGTCTAAATTGTTTGCTAGTACGACAGAAGTTTCGAGTAGTTCAACTACACAAACAGATTTAATACCTTATACACTACCTGCTGATTGGATGGGTAAGACAGGCGTTTTACATTACAAAGCATTAGGTACAATAACAGGTACAGCTGGAACAAAAGTAATCGAATTTCATTTTGGAACTCAAGGAAGGACATTACTATCAGATAGTTTTATTACAACAACTCCTTTGAGCGGAGATTGGATTGCAGATATTTGGATTTTCCAAGATGGTACAAGAGCGTCTCAGAAACTTATTATTGAGTTTGTTTTAGATGGTGCAATTATTCGATCAATTGCCACAACTGGTAGTGCTAATACTACAGGAGCTGTAGATATAAAAATTACAGGGGAATGTGGAAACGCAGCTGATAGCATCACTCAAGAAGCTCTGTTCATACAAGGTTCATAATGACCGAACAACTATCACACTTTCTCGACACCGCTTTAGCTGTCATTCTTGGCGTTATCGGTTGGGTTATAAAGAAGCTTACTGATCGATTGGACAAAGATGAAGAACGATTAACAAAGATTGAAGTGGAACTTGCTACTCAAAGAGAACGAGACACTGCTGTGGAGAATCGTATGAGTGGTCTTGAAACAACTGTTAAAGAGATTAACGGTAAACTAGATAGAATGATGGAGATATTAATGAAACGATGAAAAAAGGATTATACGCAAACATTAACAAAAGAAGAAAGCTAGGCATTAGTCGTAGCAAGAAGAAGTCTACTATATCACCTAAGTCTTACGCTAATATGAAGCGTGGGTTTAAAAAGAACTAAGGATGGCTAAACGAAGGACAGTATCCTTGAGAGCTTCTGATAAGTCACCTTTAGGTGGTCTTAGTGATTCAGGAAGAAGAAGAATAAATAAGCTTACTGGTTCTAACTTAAAAGCCCCTCAACCTGGTGGTGGTCCTAGAAAGCGTAGCTTCTGTGCTCGTATGAGTGGTAACAAAGGACCAATGAAAGATTCTAAAGGTAGACCCACTAGGAAAGCGTTAGCTTTGCGTAGGTGGAAGTGTTAACAATTTATGAAAACTAGAGAAGAACTAGGTAACTTACACATCCTTTTAACAGATACTTTAAGTAAAGGTATTCAATTAATGCAAGCAACTGAAGAGTATAACCCTGCTTTACTTAACTGTGCCAGACAACATTTAAAAGATAACGATGTAATTCTTATGAGTGGTAAAGATACTCCTCTTAATGATCTACTAGGAGAAGTCTTACCTTTTGAAGAGAACCCTGAACTTAAAGAAAAGATTAAGTAATTACAGTTATAACACCGAAAGAGAGAGAGTTGGCTTATGAGTATTGAAAAGCTTAAACAACTCAAGGACTTCCGTAACTTCTTATATGTAGTTTGGAAACACTTGAACCTACCTAATCCTACTGATCTACAATACGACATAGCTGACTTCATGCAACACGGTCCTAAACGATCTGTTATCATGGCGTTCCGTGGTGTAGGTAAGTCCTGGATATGTTCTGCCTATGCTGTACATCAACTCCTACTAGACCCTACTAAGAACATACTTGTTGTATCTGCATCTAAAAACAGAGCTGATGACTTCTCTACCTTTACCTTGAAAATCATACACGACATTCCTGTTCTTCAAGGACTCATACCTAAGAACGATCAAAGGTTCTCTAAGATAGCTTTTGATGTAGGTCCTGCTCCAGCTGCTCACGCACCTTCCGTTAAGTCCCTAGGTATATCCTCCCAGTTAACAGGTAGCCGTGCTGACATCATCATTGCTGACGATATAGAAGTACCTAACAACTCTGCTACTCAAGGTATGCGTGATAAGCTAGATGAACAAGTAAAAGAGTTTGAAGCTATTATAAAGCCCTTAGACACCTCTAGGATTCTCTTTCTAGGCACACCCCAATGCGAGGACTCTATTTATAACAAACTGCGTGAGAGAGGCTATGACGCTCGTATATGGACCTCTGAGTATCCACAAGAAGATTTAGTGTTAAAGAACTACGACAATGACATAGCTCCTTTTATCACCGATCAGATAACAGAAGAGACAGTAGGACACACTACAGAGCCTCTTAGGTTCTCAGATATGGACCTAGAAGAGCGTAAGCTGTCTTATGGGCGTACTGGGTATGCTTTACAGTTCATGCTTAATCCTAGGCTATCTGACGCTGATAGATACCCCTTAAAGATTAACGATCTAATTATAACAGATATTGATAACGACTTAGCTCCTGAGAAGATTATATGGTCTAGTGATCCTGATAACGAAAATAAAGACCTTCCTAATGTAGGACTAGGTGGTGATCGATATCACAGACCTTCTAAGACTATTGGTGATATGGTAGAATATACAGGGTCTGTTCTTTCTATTGACCCTAGTGGTAGAGGAAAAGATGAAACAGGGTTTGCTGTGGTTAAGATGCTTAACGGTCAACTCTTTGTTCCTGAAGCTGGTGGTCTTAAAGGTGGGTATGATGATCAAACTCTTA